GCTGTCCATCGTCCTGAACAACCAGTTCTCCCAGTCGCAGGCCAATCTGAAGGGCAAGGCCAAGTCGAACGTGATGAGCGCGCAGACCACGGCATGGGGAATCCTCAAGGTCATCTACCAGCGCGACATCCAGAAAGACCCGATTGTGCTGGCGCGCATCGAGGACATTCAGGACAACATCCAGCATGTCGAGATGTTGATGAAGGATATCGAGGACAATGCGCTGCTGGGCGAACAGGAGGCGAAGCGCGAGGAACTGAAGCATCAGTTGATGGCGCTGGAAGCCAAGGTCGAAGTCGTGCGGCAGGAAGGCATCGTCATCGACCGCGTGCTTTCCGAGAATCTGGTGATCTCTGCCAACGTGCGCGAGATCGGTTCGTATGCCGAATCGGACTGGATGTCAGAGCGCATCTACGGCTCGAAGGAATGGTCGAAGAAGATGTTCGGCTTTGCTCCGCACAAGGCCACCTCCTACGTCAAGAAGGGCGATTCCTACACCGAAGGCAAGCAGAAGGAGGACGTGGAGGAGGAACTGTGCTTTTGGGAGATATGGGACAAGACCACCAACACGATCTATACCCTGTGCGACGGCTATGACGGTTACATGCGGGAGCCGTACCATCCCGAGAAGCTGGGGGAACGCTGGTATCCGTATTTCATCCTCGCCTTCAACCCGGTCGATGGCACGCTGATCCCGCTGTCCGATGTCGAACTGCTGCGCGAGTTGCAGGACGAGTACAACGAAACCCGGACCAACCTGCGCGAACATCGGCGCTGGTCGATCCCGCACTGGGTCGGATTGTCCGGATCGGTGTCAGAAAGAGACGCCAAAACTATCCGTGATGCACAGCCGTTCGAGATCGCCCTGATAGACGGCGATCCCGGCCGCAAGCTGCGTGACTACCTCGAAGTGTTCGAGAACCCGGCCATCGATCCGCGCGTGTATGACGTGCAGCCGATCCGCGTGGACTGGGAACTGGTCTCGGGCCAGCCGGACGCCGCCCGCGGCGTGGTCGCCAAGGCCAAGACGCTCGGGGAGGCCGAGTATCTGCAACAGGGCATGGCGACCCGCATGAATGACCGCGTGGACGTGAACGAGGACATGATGCAGCAGATCGCGCAGTACAGCGCCGAGATACTGTTGCAGGAACTCACGGAACAGCAGGTTCTCCGCATCTGCGGACCCGGCGCCATCTGGCCGCGACTGACGAAGGATGAGACCTTCGACATGGTGCAGATCAGGATTCGCGCCGGCTCCACGGGCAAGCCGGACAAGCGGCTGGAACAAGAGGTATGGATGCAGTTCCTCCCGCACATGACCGACGCCGTGATCCGGGTCCACGAGTTTCGCAAGGCCGGCGACACCGCCACCGCGGATTCCCTGATCAAGATCATGCAGGAGACCATGCGCCGCTTCGACGAGCGGCTGGACATCAATGCGTTCTTCCCGGAGCGCGAGGAAGGCGAGGTCGATCCGCAACAACTGGCGATCATGCAGCAGCAGCAGGAGGCCGCGCGCAAGCAACTCGAACTCATGGACGCGCAGATTCTCGAACTCAAGAGCAAGGTGCTGAAAAACGTGGCCGAGGCCGAAGCGGCAGAACTCGGCGCGCAATTCGATTTGTATCAACAGCAGATCGAGCGTCTGCAACAGGGGCTTGTGAATCCGGCGGCACGCGCCCCTGCCACCGCATCGCCGGGGACATTACAGTGAGGCGCACATGGCGATAGAGGGACAGGACGATGACGAACTCGAAAACGGAACCGGCGGCGATACCACCGGAGACCAACACGCCGATCAAGATGAATCCCTTGAGCAAGGCGGCGAGAAGCAAGGCGAGACAGGTGATCAACCGGATGGTGAAAAAGCAGCAGCCGGCGACGGAGCAAAACCGGGCGCTGACAAACCTGCTGCGGACGGCAAGAAAGAAAAGCCAAAAGGTGAGCCTGAGTCCACGGAGCAAGCGATCCGCAAGGCGCTCGACCTTGAAAAACCTGCTGACAAGGACGGCAAGAAAAAGGAAGCCGTAAAGCCGGAAGGCGAGAAGAAGCCGGACGCGGACAAGAAACCCGCTGGCGAGAAGAAGGAAGAAAAGAAGGTCGATCTCTACGCCGAACCCGAGGGGCTTCAGGAAAAATCCAAGGAACGCTTCCAGAAACTCGTCACGTCTCACAAGGAACAGGCCACGCAGATTCAGAGCATGGGCCAGACCATCACCGGCTTCCGCGAGATGATCAAGGCCACGGGTGCGACGGAACAGCAGTTCATCGAATCGCTCGATCTGCTGACGTTGATCAACAAGAACCCGGCCGAGGCGGCGAAGAAACTCTACGATGTCGCGGTCAATCTCGCGGTGCAGCACAACATCGAAGTCCCCGGCGTGGATTTCCTCAAGGAGTTCCCGGACCTGCAACAGAAGGTCGAAGACCGGGAGATCACCGCCGAGGCCGCACGCGAGATCGCCAAGGGCCGGCGCGAGGAGAAGGCGCGCAAGGATCGGGAAGCCGAGGAGCAGCGGCGCAGCGAGACCATGCGGATGCAGGCCGAGACTCATAGACAGGCGTTGACCAGCATCGAGACCTTTCTGGCCGAGCGCGAGGCCAATGACATCGACTGGAAGGCCAAGGCACCGATGCTGCTGAAAGCCGCTGAATTTGCAAGCAAAAACCTACCGATGGCGTCATGGCTCCCGTACCTGCAACAGCAGTACGAGCAGATCGGGGAAATAGTTGCAAAAGCCAATCCGTCTGCTAATAATAGCGGTGGTAATCGCCCACTTCGCCCGAACGGCGGAGGCGGCGGCAAAGAACAGCCCAAGGACATGCTCGGAGCGATCCGGCAGGGACTCGGGCTAGGATAGACGCAGCCGGGTTCGTCACCGGCACGACAGCATGGGGGTTCGTCTCCTCGATTGACAGAAACGCGGGTTCGTCTCCGCTTACTTTCATCGAGGATACGACCATGCCTTTTACCGCCGAGGAAATCTCCACCGCTGGCATGACCAGCTTGGATTTCTACCTCAAGAACAACCCCATCGATCAGATCGCCATCGAGCGCCCGTGGCTCGAAAAACTCATGGCGAAGAAGAAGTCCTATCCGGGCGCGAAGCAGTACGTGGTGATCCAGCTTCGCACCTCCTACGACTCGAACTTCCAGTGGTTCAACGGCGCCAAGACCGTCACCTACAACAAGCGCAAGACTGTCAAGCAGGCGAACTTCCCGTGGGGTTCGGCGCATGACGGGTTCGCGCTCGACGAGGACCGTCTGGCGCAGAACGGCATCATCATCCACGAGGGCAAGAGCAAGACCGCCTCGGATGCCGAACTGATCCAGTTGACGAACCTGCTGGAAGAACAGAACGAAGCCCTGCGCCTCGGCTACGAGGAGAAGTTCGACCTCGAAATGCACAAGGATGGCACGCAGGATGCCGACGCCATTGCCGGCCTCGATCTGCTGGTTCAGTGTGCCAACAACGACAACTCCATCACGTGGTCCACTTCGGTCGGTGGTATCGATTCCAATGCGAATCTGTACTGGCGCAACTACACCAAGACCAACCTCGACGTGGCAACCGCGACCGGCGATCTCAACGGCGAGATGGAGAAGGCGTGGCGTGCGTGCATCAAGAACGGTGGCGCTCCCGACTTCATCATGGCCGGGTACACGTTCGTCGATTCACTCCGCAACTTCATGATGAACAAGTACGGTCGCGTGAATTACGGGGCGCTCGACAACAAGGCCACCGAGATCGGCACCGGCAGCGGCAAGGGCGTCGATACCGGGTTGCGGTTCCACGGTGTTCCCATCGTGTGGAATCCCGAGTTCGACAATCTGGTCGCCGCGGACGGCGCCGCCACGCAACCGGCGTGGCGGCGTCGCTGCTACTTCATCAACACCAAGCGGCTCATGCTGCGCCCGCTCGACGGGCAGGACATGATCACCCGCAAACCGCCGCGTGCCTATGACAAGTACGAGTATTACTTCGGCCTGACGTGGCGCGGTTCGCTCGTCACGGATCGTCGTAGCGCGCACGCGGTTCTCGCGGTGGATGCCACCATCGCCGCGTAATGAGTCCCAACTCTTGAGGATTGTGGCCCCGTGATCCAAGAGAGTGCGCCGCCGCTAACGGGGTTTTTCTTTCACTGGCGCTGACCAAAGGAGAACTTTGACATGGGTAAGAAAATCACCACCAAAGAAGTCGTTGTCATGATGAAGCGCGACATCACCACGCATATCCCGGTGACGATGCCGCTGTTCGAGAAGCTGGTCATGGAGGCCGCGAATCCGAAAGCGGAAGTCGTGATCGTGAAGGTCAACGGCAACCGCGAGTACGACATCGCCGCGGAACTGAGCCGCATGGACGAAAAGTACGGGGCTGACCCGGAGACCAAAATCCGCTTTGTCGAGACCATCTTCGGCAACCGCGGGCGCGATCTCAAGGACGTGACCAAAGACCTCGAAGATGAACTCGAACTGGAAGGAGCCGAGGAAACCAAGGCACCGGCCGG